TCGGCCTCTGCAGTTTCAACTTGGATAGTACGATATGGAAAGTATTCTTTAAGTTCGTCGCGGATTTTGTTGAGTGATTGAAAAATGGAATTCCAATCGAGATCTGATTGCTCTCTGCTCTTTTTACGACCAGCTTTATAGTAGGGAAAAATATTTCTTCGCCAATAGTTTTTATCGTCGCAAGCAATAACAAGTTCGCCATACTCTTTACCAAACTTAACGAGATTATATCGAATAGAATTAAGAATCATATGCCGTAAAATATTCTCATCGACATCTACTTTATGGCCACCAAGAGAAACCATAAGATTAGCAATCATTACTTGGTTAAGGTCTAAAATAATCACAATATATTTCCTTCACAATTTTATATATTCTACCACAATCACACAAAAATGTCAACTAGAAAAAGTCAAATTCTAATTGATCAGGATTTTCGAACATGACATAATTTTGGTCAGTATATAGTGTTTGCGAGAATCCTTGCATGGGATGAGTAATAGAATTAAACTTAAAGACGAGAGATCTTAGTGATTCAAACATGAGAGATATATCGTATACGTAATCTTCGTTAGATATATCATAACCATCATGGTGTAACTCTGTTAAAAGAAATCCAGCGTATTGATCGCACATATCCTCTAGATCTTCAGAGGCAGGTTTAAATTCTGCGTCGAGTCTTCTTTCAATAGGAAATCTGATAACATTGTTTTTTTCTTCCATGAATATATTTATCAAGTTCCATATCTAAACATTTTCCCCTGTATAGATCTATCTTTTGTATTTTCTATTAAACTTGTCAACATAGCGTTCCACTCATGTGTCCTACGTTCCCAACCATAAAATACATTAGAATAAGAAGATGCAGAACTATTAGGCTGATAATTTTCTTTAGCCTTTGTAACTGCGTTATCTAAAATGTTGTAAAAGATACCTGCATGCTGATTTACATCTTCATGCAATTGATACATTTGATTCCAATTGGCTGCTGTTTCTGGCAGGGCAGCATAGTTAGAATGAATGCAAATAAGTCCTGCCGACATAGCTTCCATTAAACACAAACAAGAAGTTTCAGCCCAAATAGATGGGTAAGCAAAAATATGAGATTTTTTAAGTGTATCTCTAATAACAGAATTGTCTACTGTTCCGTGATTAGTGATATGTGGATGCTCATCCATTTTATCAAACAAATCTTTAAACTGCTCATCTCGTTGTTCCCAACCATAAAGCTTAAAAGATGAGAAAACATCAAGATGAATATTATCATGCTTTTCACAAAGAGCTTGAAATACTGGAATTAAGATTTGCAAACCACGATGAGGAGTAGGCGTATATACAATGTTAACACCATCTTTGGTATCAGGTTTTTCATGCTCTTCAATTGGATCAATAGCGTTATGCAATACTACGCACTTCGACCAAGGAATACCATAGGCTTGCATATAACCTTGCATTTGCCAATTAGATACAAACACAAACTTATGAAACTTTTCTTGCTCATCTTTATCTTTGAGAAATTCAGATTCAGGATCACCTGGTAAATCATGAGCCCAGAAAATCCGAACTTTATCTTCCTGTAATTCTCTAACTCTCGATGAAACAATCTGGCATTCTTTTAAAAGATCTTTATTAACTCTTTCGGCAAGTTCTATTGTCATTTTTTCGGTGCCGCCCATCGAGTTTTCATTTGTTTCATTGCGAACAAATACGCTATCACGAATCTCAGCCATTACAATTCTTCTCTATCTTTTTTCAAATTATCATTCTTTACAGATTGAACTACACCACGATTTCCTTGGTTACTTTTTGCAGTAAATGGAAATAAACAAAGTGTATAGCCATTGCTATCTTTAACAGATCCCATAGGATAAACAATCTGATTTGTCTTTTTTACACGCCAAACGTCTAACATTATAAACTAACTCCTTTGAGCATATCATTCATTTCAATATGATTTTGATAATCGGCAACATATACATCATCAATCATAATATGTGGAAAGCCTTCTTGATCTGGAAACTGATCTAAGAAATCATCAATATCAACATCTGCTGATTCATCAGCGCCAACTTTAAGTTCTGTATACTCGATGTTGTTCTCTACAAAATAATCTTTTGCTACAACGCAGTGGCCACACCCATCGAGTGAATACATTACAACTTTCATTTTATTTCCTCTAAATGTCTTCCGTTAATTTTTCCGCCAACAAACTCGTTATAATAATCTTCTCGCAATAAAACATTTCTGTCGACTTGTTCTTTGAGTTCATAGTAAGCACATTGTGTTTTGCTATTACATAATAATAACACATGTCGCTCGATTTTGTCAATACCTATTTGCTCAATGTCTTGTAATAAAGATTTACTGGATCCATAATATTTTTTCCAGTCTGATTCGACTCTAACCTTTTTTCTTTTTCCTTTAACACTGCGCACTGCACGAGTCCAAAAGAACTTTTTACCTATGTATTGACGATTGTTTTGTTTGTTTTTGAGAAGATACACCATGCCGACATAGTTTTTTACGTCTTCACTCTGCAATGTTTTGCCATGATAAATCCACGGGTTTGGGTAGTCTGACATATTTTATTATAATATTAGATTCTTCAAAGAGCTGCTTTGTAAATTCAAAACTATCATTCCACTTTTGTTTATCAAAACAACTCTCTTCGATTATAACTTTTTTGATGCCAACTTGGATAACTCCCTTTGCGCATTCAGAACATACTGGAAGTCCATAAACATATAAACTAGCACCGGCTAATGATATACCATTTAAACATGCATTGTATATACAATTTTTTTCTGCATGTACTACATATTTATATTTTTGTTCACGGTCGTTTAAACGTTCCTCGGTGTCATCGATTCCAGCTGGAAATCCATTATAACCAGTGCTTAGTATTTTTCTATTTTTACCTACAGTTACAGCACCTACTTGCCTTGATGGATCTTTGGACCAAGTTGAAACTTCCTTGGCCATAGCCATAAAGCGTTCATCCCATTTCCCAATCTTCATCATATTCTTCCAAATCTAATAATTCAATACTGCACACTGGACAATAACTAATTTCAACATCATCTAATTCATAGTTAGCATCGCGAATAATAACATCCATCTTTACTTCGCACGACTGACACTTAATAGTTTGTTTGACAATGTTTTTCGACATTAAAGTGAAAATCCTTTAAAAGTTGAATCATCTAAATCCTTTTTGATTCCACCTACAATGTATGAAGTGATTTCTGTTTCTTGTGGTGCAACTTGTACTTCTGCTCCGCTAATCCACTTTTGTGTCCAAGGCAAAGGATCTGTTGTACCACGTGAATTACTTAAACCAATTGCATACATTCTTTTGTTTGTAATAAAGTCTACGTAGTTTGAAAGCAACTCATAATTAAGACCAATCATTGAACCATCTTTAAACAAATACTTTGCCCACTCTTTTTCTTGATTAGATACATCTTCAAAGATTTGTAAAACAGTTTCCCTTTCTTTTTCAGCAATCTTAGCAAACTCTTTATCTTCCTTTGGAAGTAATTTAATAAGTTGTTGAGTAGATGCCATGTGCACGTTTTCATCACGTGCAATAAACTTAATAATTTTTGCGTTGCCTTCCATTTTCTTAAGTTCAGCGAATGCCCAGCTGCAAGCAAATGAAACATAGAATCTAATACCTTCAAGTGCATTGACTGCATTCACTGCAAGCCATAGATTTCTCTTCGTTGGTTTATTAATTACATCATCATAATACTTAGAAATAGATTGTGCACAATCAACTATTTCTTCGATGTCTAACATTTCATCAAACACTTTCGATGGATCAGAATAAATGTTACGAATAATGTGAGTGTAAGATCGTGAATGAATAGTCTCACTAAATGTCCAAGTAAGAATCCAATTTTCTAACTCGGGCAATGAGCAAATAGGTAAGAACGCTTCAGCTGGTGCTCGGCCTTGCACAGAATCCAAAAGAATTTGGCGCTTTAAGTTACTAGTAAAGATATGCTGCTCATGCTCAGTAAGACTCTTAAAGTCTTTGCTATCGCGACTAATATCAACTTCTTCTGGTCGCCAAAAGAAACCTAGTTGTTTATCAGTTAACGTTTCAAAAATACGATAACGCTGTTTATCATAACGAGCAATATTAACACGCTCTCCAAAGAAAGCAGGCTGTGATTGTGCATCGATTTTTTTTGTAGTAAATACTGACATTAAATCCTCTTTATAGTTTACAGCTGTCGCATTCTTCTTCTACAACAGGTTCCAGTTCTTCGGGCGGGTCTCGTGTATCTTCAATCTCACCTGCTCCATCAAATGTATTATTATAATATAATTGCTTGCCACCATACTTATAAAACATCAGAATGTGCTTAAGCATTTCACTTAAAGGAATTTTTTCTTCACCATAGTGTAATGGGTTATAACTTGTATTAACAGAAATACCTTGGTCAATAAACTTTTGAAGTATTGCCATGATTTTAAGATAACCTTCTGGAGATTTTTGATCCCATAAGAGATCGTATTTATTCTTTAGGCTTCTTATACTTGGAACTACTTGTTTTAACACACCATCCTTTGATTGCTTAACTGAGATGAGCGATCGAGGTGGTTCAATACCATTTGTACTATTACTGATTTGTGCTGAAGTTTCAGCAGGCATTAGCGCCATTAATGTAGAATTACGAATACCAAAATTTTCAAGTTGAGCTCTTAGTCCATCCCAATCCATTTTATATTCTGGCTTGACCAATTCATCTACATCTTTTTTGTAAGTATCAATTGGCAAGATCCCATCGTTATATCGTGTTTCATCTGACTTTAGGCATGGTTGTTTTTCTACAGCAAGGTCGGCTGACGCCTGAATAAGATAATAAGACCAAGCTTCTGCATACTCATGAATAAGCTCAAGGTTAGGATCTTGATAGTTAGTATCATTCTTAGCTAGCCAATGAGCAAAATTGATAATACCAATACCCAATGGGCGACGATTCATAGTACCACGATGAGCTGCAACAACAGGATAATCTTGATAGCTTAATAAAGCATCCAAAGCTCGTACTGCGAGAGTACATGGCTTTTCAAAATCTTGTGGCTTACGAATCATGCCCCAGTTAATTGCAGCGAGTGTACATAAACTAATTTCACCTTCGGGATCATCGATACTTTTAAGTGGTGTTGTTGGTAGATTAATTTCACAACATAGGTTTGATTGATAAATCGTAGCTTTGTTTTTATCAAACGCACCATGATCATTAGCATGATCAACATTCATTAAATAAATTCTTCCAGTGTCTTTTCTTTCTTGCGCAAACGCAGAGAAAAGATCTGAAGCTAACATAGTCTTTTTACGAATAGATGTTTTACGCTCGTACTTTTCATACAGTTCTTTAAACTTATCTGCGTCAGTAAAGAAAGCTTCATACAAATCAGGCACGTCATGTGGAGAAAATAAAGTAATATTGCCACCACTAATAAGACGCTCGTACATAACACGATTAAATTGTACACCATAATCCATGTGTCTTACGCGTGTTTCTTCTGTTCCTTTGTTGTTTTTAAGAACTAAAAGATCTTCGACTTCGTAGTGCCAGATGGGGTAGTAGACAGTAGCCGCACCGCCGCGGACACCACCTTGACTACAAGACTTAACAGCAGATTGGAAATACTTAAGAAAAGGAATAATGCCAGTGTGAGAAGTATCACCATTACGGACAGCGGAACCGATAGCGCGTATACGACCAGCTCCGACACCGATCCCGGCTTTTTGAGAAACATATTTGACGATTGCTGATGATGTTGCATTGATAGAATCCAGTGAGTCATCTGTTTCAATAAGAACACAAGATGAGAATTGACGTTGTGGTGTACGTACACCTGCCATGATTGGTGTGGGTAAACTAATTTCAAAATTACTTAGCGCGTTATAAAGATCAACTACCCATTGCAATTTATTTTCTTTGTAATCGTGGAATAAAGTCATAGCAATACACATCATTGCCATTTGTGGTGTTTCAAAGATTTGACCATTAGTACGATCTTTAACGAGATACTTTCCTCGCATTTGTTCCATCGCCGCATAGGTCAAAGCGAAGTCGCGATCGTGATCGATCTTACTATTTAAATATTCGATTTCTTCGCGTGTATAATTATCCATTAACACACCATCATACCTAAACTCACCGACATTCATTACAATATGTTCGACAAGAGACGGAGGCTCGAACTGGCCATAGACTTCTTTGCGTAGTCCATAATTAATAAGACGGCCAGCTACGTACTGATAGTTAGGTGTTTCTTCACTAATCATATCAGCCGCGGCTTTAATAAGTGTCTCTTGAATATCAACAGTTTTTACATTATTATAAAACTGAATATGAGTTTTAATTTCAAGATCTGAGACAGAAACACCAGACAAACCTTCACACGCAAAGTTAGCTACCTTATGAAACTTTTCGAGATCGAGTAATTCTTTATCACCATTTCTTTTGGTTACATAGATTTCCATTTATTTGAAAACTCCATAGCGTTGGACCCAATTTTCTGCCAGATCCTCTGCCATAAAAATAGAGTGATTTTCGAGAAGCTCCGTTCTCTTAAGTTTTTCGTTTTCATAGAGTCGAACAACATAGTGATATTCATCTCTTGCAACAGTTGCGCGACGTTTATGATCGGGATTATAATATCGAGATAGTTCTGTTTCTTTTTTCATATTCTTTTCCACGCAGTATAAAGTAGTTTTGCTTCAAGTCCAGTAGATATATTATTATACAAAAGCTGATTAATGTCAATCGATTGGTTTTCTAATATCATATCATTGACGTCTTTTTGTTTAACCGCTTCTGGCCAAATAACTACCTTATGGTTTTTATCAATTACCTTTTGTATTTTTTTACATGTTTCTTTTGATCTTGGCTCGTTATCGTATACGAACACCGAATGTTCATTGACTAAATTCCAATCTATAGAACCACCTGCCATGGCTAGAGAATTGTCGACAAACATAGAATCAATAGGACCTTCCAATATATAATGAGTCTTGGTACGATCACAAGTATCAAGCCCGAAAATTTTTGGACTATTATTATCTATCATGATTGTAATGTACCTTATTGAGTCCGGTGCAAGTGATCTGCCCTGTATACCAATTAATTCTTTCTTTTCATTGAGAAAAGGTATAACTAACCGGGACTCGTCAGACTTCGTATCAAATTTATTAGGTACTAACGTATTAACAAACTCCTTAAATTTCGGAGCATAGTATAATTTATAATGATACGAACTTGGGATTTTACGATGCATCACATATTTTTTAAATACATGATTATGATCTAAAGATGAGATCTTTTGAAGCTTATCTAAACCAGACTTCTTTGCAAAGACAGGTGTTTTCATTTTTTCAGCAAACAACTCAGCGTCTGACTTTACTCTTTCCTTTTTAGTAAAACCAGTAGATAGCTTTTCTTTAATATATTCTTTATAGACAATAGGATCTATAGTTTGTAGAAACTTATCGATACCTAAAGTAATGTTGCAATTATGACAATGGTATAGATAACCACCATCAGACTTTTCAAAGATAAAACCACGTGCTTTGTACTTGTTCTTTTGTGAGTCACCGCAGACAGGACATCTGAAGTTGTATAGATTATTCTTAACACGCTTGAATCGGTCTAGTCTGTTAGACACCAATCCAATATACTTCTGTTCCAGCCACATAATAACATAACCAATATTGAAACCTTAGATCTATTATACCCAGTTACTCGAAAATGTCAACCGAATATTACATAAAATGTGTAGAAATTGCTCCTACTAATCCAACCATCATAATCCAAAACATTTTACTAATAACAGAAACAGTACGACTATTGTCGTCTACCTTTATAGATAGTTCATCAATCTTTTCAGACAATCGATTGACTCGTTGATAGTTAGCGTGATTATTATTTTCAATCGCAATAAGTTTTTCTTCAGCTCGTGCAAGTGATATCATTGCATCAGAAAGCTTATCAATTTTTTCTTCAATGCGATCTAATCGTTTTGTATTTGTTTCTTGGGCCATTAGTCGTTATCCAAAAAATTTGTAATTGAACTAAACGTACCTTCCTGTACGACCTCTTCTGTATCTTTTGGAAGATCTTCTTCCATGCTTCCAATACTATCTTCATAATAAATAATGATAGCTTTTTGTTGATTAATATATTTTTTTAACTCAGCTACATTAAGAGACATGTTTTCATAATCGGTAACACTGATTGCAAAGAATACAGAAGTACCGGCTTCGTTTTCAAACCTTTTTAAAAACTCGTCAATATTTTCAGGTGTAACTACATACCACTCAATATCATGCAAGTTTAAAGGCTTCGGCCGATCTTGCAAAGGAATGTCTTTAGTTACATAATCTGTCTTGAGAACGATCTTTTCTTCGATCCCAGCACAACCAATAAGGCTACTCGCTAGGAGGAACGTAATTAGGGTTTGTGTCGTTTTCAAGTTGGTCAAATATTTTGGATGTAGCATTATTAATTCTCGTCTCTATCATTCCTGGTTTTTGTAAAGCTAACGCGGTGAGATTGTGTCTCCTGAGTTTTCCAATTAATTCATCTTGATACTTTTCAGCTTCTTTAGCTCGCTCTGATAACTTTTGCATTTGCTCTTGCGCAGCTAATGCATCGGCTTGCATCCTATTAATTGTTTCTTGATTAGCCTCTGCTGCAACTTTAAGATTAGCATTATTTTGTTGTAGCACTGCTAACTTATTCTGAGTATCAGTGTAATAGAAATATCCACCACCTAACATAGAACCAAACAATAATAGTATAATTAATATTGGCATTAACTATTCCTCTTTAACATTTTAGCAATCTCACGCACCTTTTCTTTATGAGATTGTTGTGCTCTCTTTTTGTGCTTACGGTGAGCATTAGGAGGAACGCCAGGTTCACCATCTGGTCCAACGCCCATACCTGCAATCTTACCACCACCTACTACATTTGTCAATTCTTCTGTAAGAATTTTTGCTTCACCCATATAGTCGTTTAAAAGTTCTTGTAACTCTTCGACGTTATCGGCATCAATATTTTGCTCACGTAAAAGCAAGAGTGCTGCAGCAAATGACGCAACACGCGTTTTACCGAGTGGTACTTTACCCAATAGCTTTTTAAGATTAGCAAGAAGTCGATCATAATATCCCCAGCTCTTTTCTTGTTCTGGAGTACGATCTTCCTTAGATGCAACAACCTTTCCATCTTTGTCGATAACACCTGTCTTATAAGCATCCCACTTTTCAAATGGGGTTGTCAACCTACGAAGAAATTCGTAGATAAGATAGATGTCCATTACACCTTTTGGCATTAACCCTGCCCTCTATATTTTTTAAAGCTACGCTTGGTAGATTTATTCATTGACGCTCGTTTGATATTACGACGCCCAATCGAAGTCCCTTTGTTATTAGGTTCGATGATTGCTTTTCCAGCGCCGAGTGCTGATCGTTTAGCCATTAAATATTCCTCAAAGTATTAGCAACGTTTAAATCAATCGCAATCATTTCTGATTTAATATGATACCCTTCAAACTCAATGTGCATTATTGTTTCTGGCATGTATTGTAAGAAAACTAAAAACGTTTTCAACAATGGCCAATGCTTTTCTTCTATCTTAAAGAACAACAT